CGCTTTGTAAATCTCTTCGTCCGTCACGTCGTCGCCTCGCCCTGCAAGCGATTGAGCTCGGCGATCGCCTCGTCGATGCTGATGTCGCCGAGCGCCGCACAAATCGCCTCGACCATGGCCGGGCCCACGTCCGGCGCGTAGAAGGCGGCGTGTCGCCGTACGGCGAGCGTCGCCATGTGTTTCAACCGACTGACTTCGGCGCGCGCCTCGTCTCGGTCCATGGCGTCACGCGCTCGCGATCGTCGGCCGACGTGCGAGGACGATGTCAGTCGGGACGTGCTTACGGTAGTGCGCGACGGCGTCGGCCTCCGTGTGAGAGACGACGCCACAGCCACAGCGCCAGACCGTGCGGTCGGGTCCGCTGGCCGGGTCGAACGCGATCGCGCCATCGTCGTCGAGCGGGCGCCCTCGGAGCGGCGTCTTTCCCGCGGGTCGGTCGTCCATGTCTCGCCTCCTAACGAATCGGATCAAACGGGTCGAAGTCGACGGCCGCGCGGTCGGCCTCGACACGCAGCGCGTACGGGTCAAACTCCGTCGTCGCGTGCGCCCGCCCGCGGAGCTTCTGCACCATTTCGCCCGGCAGGTCCTCGAGCGCGTAGGTCTGAAAATAGGCGTCGGCCAGGTCCGGCGAGCGCCCGAGGCGCGCCTTGACCTGCGCTTTTTCCTCGAGTTGAAAGACGCCGTTCAGAAACGTGTACGTCGGTTCGGTGAGCTCCCCGACCATGTCGGGAATCGGCGGCAGCGCGGCGCCGGCCTTGATCGCGTCGGCGCCCTTCATCCAGAACTCGGCGCGCCGGTTCTTGTACCGCGGGTCGATCGCCTTGTCGTTGTAGATGACCGGATGCACGGGCGCGCCGGCGACGACGAGGTTGTCGATGACGCCGTGCCCCCAATGCCCGGTATCGTCGACAAAGATGAGCTCCGCGCCCCACCGTCGCGAGGCTTCGAAGGTGCGCGCCGCGATCGACGTCGTGCGCTGATGCCGCATGATGACCGGCTTGAAGCTGGCGAGCCCTTGCCGCGGGAAGATGACGCTCCTATCGTCGCCGAAGCGCGCGACGTCGACGCCGAGCCGCTTCTGCATATGGTCGTACTCGTCGGTTCGCAGATGCACCTTCATCGCCTTATCGACGTCCTCGACGCCGAGCAGCGCGTTGATGCTCGACGGCGGAAACTGCCCGAGCACGTTCACCATGACCCACGGATTCTCCCGGCCGTAGCGCGCGATTTCTTCGCGCGCCCACTTCAGGCCGACGCGCGGCGAGCGCTTCGGATCATCCGGGTCGCCGGTGATCGTGACGACGGTCCACAAGGCTTTGTCGATCGTGCAGGCGCGGTACAGCGGGCCGGTCGTATGCGTGGGGTTGCCACCTTGGATCACTTTGCCCTCGATGCACGAGGAGAGCACGGCCTCGAGCGTCGTCATGACGGCCTGCGGATAGCCGCCGCTCTCGTCGGCGACGGCCATCACATAATCGGCGTGCACGCCGGCGAGCGCGTTCGCCTGCGCTTCCGGGTCCGCTTGCTTGGGCCACGAGCGCGCGACGGCAAACCAGTTTTCCGGGTCCTCGCGCAGCGCGACGCGCGTCTTCGTCCACTCGAGGACCTCGCGAAAGAATTGCGACATGCCGATCCACTTCGCGAGCTCCGGCCAGAGGTTCGTGTTGAGGTTGCCCTCGGTGATCGACGTGCAAATGATCTTCGGCGACGGCCGGGTCACGAGGAAGTTGAGGATGCACCAGGCCTCGACGGCCGTCTTGCCCGGGCCCTTGCACGCCTTCATCGCGATCCGCTGGACGTCGGGCGCCGCGAACGCCGTCAAGACGTCGGCCTGCCAGACCTGCGGCTCGACGCGGAACTCCTCGACGACCATCTCGATCGGCCGCTCGCGCCAGCGGAGGAGCTTCGCGCGCGCGTGCTCGAGGAGCGCGCGACTCACTCGTCCTCTTCGCTGAAGTCGCCGGCGAGCAACTTCGCAATCGAGACGGCCGCGCGCGGGCCGAGGTCGATCACGTTCGCCGGGCGGCCATACGCATAGTGCAGGAGCTCGGTGAAGATGCCCGGCGGGAGCTTGCCCTTCTGCGCGAGGCGGAGCGTCGACACACGGACGAGCGGGTCGTCGAAGATGGCGCGGGCCCACTCCTTGACCTCGAGCGTCGCCTTGTTCGGAATGCCGGGCGGCCGGCCGGCCGGGTTGCCGCTCTCCCCCTTCGCGAACTGCCCGGCCGGTCGGTCGCCTTGCTTCGGTGCCACAGAGTCACCCTACTTGGTCACGCCGATCGCCGTGTCATTGCGCGGTCGGCGCCGTGTTGCCGATCGTGAGCGCGACGGCCTGCCCGCCGATGACGGTCACGTCGAGCGTGCCAGTCAGCGCGTCGGCCGCCTCGTCGACTTGCGCCGTGACGCTGATCTGCGTCGTGCCCGGCTTGACGGCGACGAGGTCGACCGCCAGGCCGCCCGAATGCGGCTGGACGGTCGCGACGGTCGCATCGCTCGAGGACCAGACCGGCGTGCCGAAGACGGGCGCCTCGAGGCCCTTCGCGTCGACGGGTTGGATGCTCAGGACACACTGTTGCGAGTCGGTCAGTTGCAGCATGATCGGACCTTCGTCAGCCCTCGGTGTATGGCGCTGCTCTGTGACCGGGCCGAGGGTCCAGCGCAACGTGAGAAGCGGGAGCCGGACAAACAGCGCCATGGGTTAGCTCCCGTCCCACATGACGACGAACGTCTCGCCGCGGATCGTGATCGTGCGCTCGACAAAGGGCGCCCGCGGCGGCGGGATGAGCGCGGCGATCCGCGCCTGCCGTTGCGCGCGCCGGGTCTGCTCGCGCACGAAGAGCGAGAGCCCGACTTCGAACTGCGCGCGCTCGCAGTGATGGCAGAGGCCGCGGACCTGCGCCCATCGGTAATTACAGTGCGCGCAGCGCGGGCGCGCCGCCGGCGCGGTCGCCGGCCGGACGCCGCGGCTCACGCTTTCCCCTCCGGTGCCGGGCCGAGCGCCTTCATCTTCCCGGTCTTGTACGACTCGGCAATGATCGGGACCATGACATCGGCCACGGTCTGATCGTTCGGCATAACGATCTGCGACAAGAACGCCGCCTCAAACGTCTCGATGTTCGACTCGACGCTCTCGAGCTTCGCCTTGAGCACCAGCAGCAGCGCGCGCCACTTCTGCCGCTCGGCGCGCTCATAGCGGACGCCGTCGCCGATCTTCTTGCGGTCAGGCAGGCCGACCGTGAAGCGCACGACGCGCTCGTGTAACCGGAACTGGACGCGCGCCGTGAGGAGCTCGTAGTCGACGGCGGTCCCGAATTGCTTGGCCTTCGCCCGCTCGAGGAGTTGCTCAATCTCGCCGCGCGTTTTCGAAACCGGGACGATCGTGTCTTTGGCGTACATCAGGCCCGCCCTTTCTTTTGCGCGCCCGTGAACTGCACGACGAACTCGTAATTAAACGCGCGTGCGCCGAGTTGCTGCTGAATGCGCGGACTCGCGACGAGAAGCGCGGACCATCCCACCGTCTTGAGGTACCGGCCGATGGCGTCGGCCATGTCGTTGAACGCCGCGCGTTTGCGCGCCGTCGAGAGTGGTGCCGAGATGCGTTGGCGAACAGGCTTCTTCTTCATGACTTCCTCGTCGGCCGCGCGGCGCGCCGCCGATCCTGATCTTCCCAATCGATCAGCGTCCGCGCCTGCGCGACGACGACGAGCGGCACATGGCCGCTCGCCAGGTCGACGCAGTGCGCTTCAGTGACGAGCAGGTAGAACTCGGGCGCGTGCTCGCCGTTGCGCTGAATCAGCGCGGCGCGAAGCTCCTCGACGCTAAACCGGCGCGGCTTCGATGCCGTCGTCGCCGACGACCGTGTCCTCGAGGTCGGGCGCGTCTTCGGGCTCGGTGTGTGACGGCTCGCCGACTTGGTCGCCATAGTCGCGCCCTTCTGTCGCCGGCGGCGGCGCCGCCGCGGCTTCGACGTCTTCCTCGACGGGCGCCGTCGCCGTGCGCGCGCGCGCCGTGCGGACGCGCAGCTTCTCCTCGCCCTCGATGCGCTCGAGCTCGACGCCGGCGTGTCGCCACGATTTTTTCTGATGCTTCCGCATCCGTTTCAGCGCGGCGATTTTGTTGTCGGCGTCTTCGTGCCGGAGCGCGTTCATCGCCTCGCGCCCTTCGGCGATCGCGACACAAATGGCGTCGAGCTCGTGAATCCGCACGTTCTCCATGCCCGGGAGCGGACGGTCGCGCGGGTGCGCCGGTTTCTTCTTGAGCGGGCCGGCGAGCGCGGCCTCGACCTGCTGCTTCGATTGCTTGCCGCCGCGCCGGCCGCCGTGGAGCACGGCCTTGTGGCGCGTCGAGGTTTTGCCGCGCGGGACGCCGCCATTCGGTTTCTTCGCCATCGTCTCGAGTCCTTTCTCAGAGTGCGCGCACGCGCACGGTTGACGGAGTAAGCAGGTCCGGCAGCGCCACACGCCGACGCCGTCCGTGTACGAGTGATCGGTCAGGGACACGGCGGATCCGCGCTTTCGTAAGGGAGTCCAACCTCGCCGGCCAACCAACGCCGATACTTCAGCGCGGGCCCGCGCGTGAACTTCAGATTAGGAATCGGCTTGTCTCGCTGCGTCACGCGCCACTCGATCAGGCAGCGGCACGCGCAACTATCGCCGACACGAATCAGCCAGGACCGTTCGCGCGTCATGCCGGAGTCGCCTGCGACCCAATTCGTGTGAAACCAATAGACGTGCTCCCGCGCGACGAAGGCGGCGCCCCGCAACAGAACTTGCTTCATCTGCTGATTGATGCCCGTGTACGGCGGGTCGAGGATCACGACGTCGAAACTGTTGCGGAGAAACGGCGGCATCCAGGCGTCGCCGCGGACCTGCGGGCGCGTGACCGGGTCAATGTCGAGCGTCACGCCCCATCGCGAGAGGCCGCCGAAGAGTTGCAGGACCGACTTTCCATCAGTGAGCCGCCGGAGCAGCTTCTCGACGTTCGGCGGATAGGACCAACCACGGCCGCGGTTGTTCGCGCACCACAGCGCCTCGGGCCGCGGCGCGGCAAGTCCCTTCATCGCAGGACCTCGAGCAACGGTTGATCGACTGGCATCGGCACGTTGAGCGCCAGGCGCCGGCCGTACTCGGCGAGCAGTAGCGCGTCGCCGATCGCGTGCGTGACGTAGAGCCGCGGGAAGAGGCATTGCGCCCGGTCCCGCGAGATGTTCTTGTCGCCGTGCGTCCGGCAGCGCATCGCCTTCTGCCAGACCAACGGATGCACGAGCGTGAACGCAATCGCCGCCGCGCGCAGGCCCAGGCGCAGCCGGCCGAAGCCGACGCCGAAAGTGAACGCGCTCACGACGCCCATTTGCGGCGACGCCGACACGCGCTCGAGGACCGCCGTCGCGTCCCGGCCGCCGTACGCCGCGAGCGCGTCGCAGAGGTCCGCATCCGACTCCGGCATCCGAAACACGTCCTGCACGCCGCCGGTCGGATTGAGGATCGCGATGCCGCCGCTCACGCCCGGGTCGACGCCGAGGAAGAGTCTCATCCTCGGAACCATTCGATTGACTCGCCGGCCGCGCGGGCCGACACATTGGCCGGCGCGACGGCGATTCGTTTGCGCGTGCCATCGCGCAAGAGCACTTCGATCGCGATGCGCCGTGGTGTCGTCGCGAGATAGACGGCCGGGATACGGTTCGGAAAACCGTACCCGCCCGGCGTGACTTGGCGATACCAGACCAAATC